CCAGCGTGCGCAGGATCTCCCAGCGCTGGCCGCTCCCCGTGCGGGGCGGCAGCCAGTCCAGGCCTTTCCCGTTCACGATCAGGCCCACCCCGCGGTGCGCGCGCAAGCCACGGTCGGCCAGCGAGGCCGCCAGGATGATCCCGTGCTCCTCGGTGGAATCCTCCCCGAACCCGGCCTGCGCTTCAGCCTGCAAATCCAGCAGGACCCACCAATCCGTGGCGGGCGTGCCGTCGAACAGGCGCACAAAGGGTTTCTCACGCCGGGCGGTGGTCTTCCAGTGCACCAGCCGTATGCTGTCGCCCGGCGCATATTCACGCACGCTGCTGGCGTCCACCGTGCGTTCCGGCGCGTCCGGGATGGGACGTCCCTCGCCGCTGTACCCGCCGGGGATGATTTCCAGGGGCGGCAGGGGCACCACCGGCGGCATGACCATCAGCATCGCCTTCGCGGGGTCGGTGACTGTGACGGAGTAAATCCCGAACGGGTCCCCCGTATGGATGCTGGTCGGCCCCAACTGGTACAGGCCGCGCCGGTTGCAGGTCCCTTTTTTGCGCCACTGGTTCGTGCCCGAGCCTTCCACCCCGGTAGCCAGGCTGGCATCGTACCCCGGCAGGGAAGAATGATCCTCAAGCTCCACCCAGGTGGCAGGCAGCCAGCTCGTATTCTTCAGGGTGAAGCGTTCTTCCAGCGCATCGCCGACCTGCACCCAGCCATAGCGCATTTCACGGATGACGGAGAGATGCCTGGCAAGGCCGCGCGCCCATATGAATGAGATCAGCCACAGGCCGCCCAGGCCCACCAGCAGCACCGTCCATACGCGCGAGGGATCGACCAACTGCATGATGAGCAGGAGGATCACCAGCAGGGGCAGCAAACGCGCATCGAGCCGCAGGGAAGATTTCACGGCTTTATTGTATGACATTTCCGGTCAGGTGGATGGGTTTATTCTTTACCTTCACCAAGTTACTGGCAACATCACGCAAGTAACGTCCCGAAGGTTTCAAAAACCTTCGGGACGTTTAACATACGTACTGGTTACCAGTTGACTGGTGACAAATGTCAGATGCATGGACGGCTATTTTTTGTTACTATCGGTGAAATTGGAACCACCGGAAGGAAGATAAAATGAAACAGGTATACGTCCTGCTTATCGGTATGATGTTTCTCCCAATGCTGCTTACTGCCTGCGGGCAAAGCCAGAACGATGACGCCGCGCCGACCTATAAAGTCAAACAGGACACCGGTCTTTATTCCGCGCTTGCAATAGACGCGGAGCAGATCGCGGTGCTGCCGGCTGGAGCCGTTCTGGTGCCAGCGGACAGTGAAACGGCATTGTTGTGCGATACGTTCGTCAATGAAGGTCTGAAATATGCCCTTTGCAGGGTGAAGGTCTTCGACACCGGCCAGACCGGCTGGGTCCTGCAAATGTTTATCGAGAAAAATAAATAACTGCCTGGCAGATTGGTAAATGACCAATTGCCCTCTATCCTAAAAAATGCTCCCGCCGCCATATGGGCACTTTCCCCGGCGGCGAGGACGCCGCCTTGAGCCTGTTTTCAGGATAAAAACTTATAAAGAAATAGACAGGTTCTTTTCTCCTCGTTCAGCCACCACATCTGGTACTTCGGGAGTGAACCTGCCTGTTGTAGTGGCAAGGGCGGGGGTTGAACCCGCGACCAAGAGCTTATGAGACCTGTGAATTATAAAGCACAGGCTCAGAAGTCCTGTGGTCTAGCCCTGTTTTTTACCAAATTTGACCGCAGGCGGAGAGTAGTACTGGTCGACGGCGGCGAGGATCTCCTCGGTGGCAAAAATGCCATAATAGTCGTTTGTAACGGCGACGGACTCATGCCCGGCGCCCTGGGAGACTAACCCTAACGACATCCCCGACTGCAAGAGCCGCCTGCACCAGCGGTGCCGCCACTGGTGGGGCGACACCGGGCCGCTGATGCCTAGCTTGATTTTATAGCGTTTGATGATCTGGGAGACACCACCGGGGGACAGACCGTTACCCGCCCGACCGGGGCGCTCATCTACAAAAACAAACTCGCTCGCACTCTGACGGACCGTAAGCCAGCGCTGCATGGCGGCGCAAGCCTCTCCGGACATCCGGACGGTGCGCTGCTTATCCCCCTTCTCGGTAACGCGAGCGCGGCGGCGCAGGGGTTCGGGCGCGTCGAGATCCAGATCAGTGAGGCGCAAACCGGCGACGCCGGCGCGCCGGCAGCCGGTGGACTCGATGAAGGTGAGAATGGCGTAATCGCGGATGTTGGCCGAAGCGGCCTCCAGGATAGCCACGACGTGCTGGTCGGCGATACCTGCACGGCCACGGCGGGGAAGTTTTGGCAGGCGCAAGTCCTTGGCCAGGTCCACGGACAGGATCTGGCGCTCGCAAAGCCAACGGAACAGGCGCCGGACGGCGCGGACATAACCGTGCACGGTATAGACGCTAAGTTCGCCAGGACCAGGCCGGGAATCTCGCGAAATACGCGCGATCAGGCGTTGGTACCAGCCGATCAGGTCGGCTTCGAGCAGGTCATCGAGCAGCCTGTTGCCGATGTCTCTCTCCAGGAATTTGAACTTTTTACGATACCAGTCGCGCGTCTGGCTGGAACGCCCCCCCATATCGATCTCCAGGAATGTTTCGATAGCATCCGCCAATGATATCTCCCGCAGGGACCCCGTTTGCGGGACGGGATGGCGATAGTGTTTTTTCGTCTCGCCCGAATCAGGCGGGCGAGACGAAAGGACATTATTGATTTGATGTTTCATACGACCTCCACAGGTTTTTGCAGGTTTCGACAAGCTCAACCTACCAGGTTTCGGCATCCCCCGAGACCTGTGAATAGGGCCACCGGGCATGAGGGCATCCCTTCGCTGAGACCCTCGAGCCCGGCGGCGCTTACGCAGCCGCCCGCCGGGGAGTTCCTGCCAGGGAATTTCCAGCGGGTGGCTGCAAATAGATTTTACTCCAATTGGAGAAAGGAGTTCCTGCCATGATCGATCTCGGTTGTTGTTTCCAAATTGTTCGGCCTGGCATCGTCCGCATCGACCAGGAGGGCTACCAGGCCCGCAACTATTCCGCCGATCAGCTACAGGACGCGCTCGCGAGCGAGACGGTCTTCCGTCGCGCGCTGGCCCTCCAGGAAGGGCTCGACCTGCTGAGCGGCGGAGCACCCGGCAAGTACGACACCCCTGTGTGTTTATGCCTGGAACGGATCGGGGATAACGGCGACTGCCCGGTGCATGGCAAGGGGTTGCCATGATAGACGAAAGCCTGTCCCTCAGCCAGAAACGCTCCCTCGCCGGTTCGCTTGGAGGGCGCGCTACGGTGAAAAAGTACGGAAAGAGATACATGAAAAAACTCGGGAAATGGGGCGCGCACCGTATGCACAGCACCTATCGTATGGTGGCGTGCGACCTGAATGATTTTGCCCTGGTGAACGTCGAGACCGGGCTTGTCAAAGCCTATCTATCCGGGAAAGCGGTCGATGACCCCGAAAGATTCCTGGGGAGTATGCCCCAGGATGAGGAGCTGCCATTTTGATGAAGACGAACTGGAAAAACCCTGATAAACGCCTGGTTGGTGGTGGCGGCGCGGCTGCCATCGCGTTCGTGTGCGGCGGCTCGACCATTGCTGCCATCATCATCTCGCTTTTCATCAGATGGCTTGCGGTAAACCCGTAATGAGCGGCGATCTCGATCTTTTTTCCGCCCTGTTGGTCTGGGTCCTGACGGCCCCGGTGCACGCCTGGTGGCGGCTGGAAGACTGGATCCGGAAGATAAAAAATGGAGTGACACAATGAACACTGGAATGCTCTGGTTCGACAATAACCCCAAGACCACGCTGATCTCCAAGATCATTCGGGCGGTGGAATATTACACCCATAAATACGGGCGCGTGCCCAACCTGTGCCTGATCCATCCGAGCATGCTGCCGGAAAAGCCGGTGGAGTTTGGCGGAATCACTGTCCGCGCCTACCGACCGGTGCTCCCGCACCATCTATGGCTAGGGATCGAGGACGAAAACGGATGATCGAAAAACTATGGAACGGCCTGTTGAACGGCCTGCGCGAATTAGGCGCTTTCCTGGCGGTGGTTAGCCTCGGTTTTTTGGTGGCCATCGTGTGGGTGCTGCCCTGGTTAATCCGGGCAACGAGCATCGTCACCTGGATTGGCGGCGCATACCTGGCTGGAGAAACGATCAGCGCCATCTACGGCCCAATAAGCGAGCGCATACCGCTGATGGCGCTGTGGACGATCCCGGCCATCCTGGCCGCGGCGCTGCCGGTATGGCTGCATTACAAAGGGCAGCTCGCGCGAATCTGGGGCTCGTTTTTCCTGTTCGGCCTGCTGTGCTGGGGTTTCCAGCGCGGCGCGGCCTGGCTGCTGGGCAACTGGCAGCATGGAGATATGTTCTTCCGGGCTGCCCCTGCCCTGCTAGTGGCCAGCCTGGTGATTTTTGCGGCGATCCGCTTCCGGATGCTGCGCATGGTGTCCCCGCAAAGCGGGGAAGGAGGACTGAATGATCCTATTTGCTCTAGCTCTGTTTGAGTTGATTTATCCACGCGATCCGATGAAATTTTTGTACCTGGTCGGCGTCGAATTGTTGATGTTCGACGCCTGGATCATCGGATTTTCTTTGCGGTGGATGCTGGGTGGATGAGACGATGGAAGACCAGGCCTTACTTCACGCGAGCGTAATGGAGATCACTCGACTGCGCAGCCAGGGCATGATGATCCCCATACACATTGCCGACCCAGCCGCGGCGATCTCGCTGGTCGGCGCGCTGCAACTGGCATGCCGGCATCCCTGCTTTAGTGTACCGTCGCGCATGCTGATGTCCGATATCGTGGAGAGCGTGCAGGCCCAGTTCGCCGAAGCCAACTCGACCGCGCTGGTGGAGTTGATCCAGCGCGGCTGGGATCCGGAGCACGATGTGCGAAAGGGCGATACAGGAGGTGCACTCGATCAAATATCCCCATAATCCCGCGCAGTAAGCGGGACATACCAGGAACCGCCACTCCGGGACAGCATGGAGGCACCCCGGAGATGGCAGTTCGATCCAATTGTACACGAAATTGCCTCCAAACCCAATTCCATATTTTTGGAGGAACAAATGAGTGAATCTCAAACCAAAAACGCAGTACAGCAGATGGCCGAGAAGATGATGCCCGGCCTGCGAACGGACCACGGCGGGATCAACCTGGGAGATATCGTTGTATTAGCAGTCAGCAGCGTATTGCTGATCTATACCGGATACCGCTCCTGGCATTTCCTGAGCGTGAGCATCCCGGGTGATTTCCAGATCCTGGCGTTGGTGGGCCTGTGGGGTATCGACATCGCCATGGTGGCCTGGGCGGTTGTCTGGATTTTCGGCTCATCGAGCCCCGGACAGGACGGCGTGAGCATGTCAATGTGGATCGTCGACGTGGTCGCAATGGTGTTGACCAGCGTGATCGATACCGTGATGTATGCAGACGGATCGGCGATTCCGGATATTTTTAAGACCATCGCCTGGTACGGCGTGCCATTGATCATCGTCGGAAATGCCGTGATGGCAGTCATCTACCATTTCACATCCCCATCCACAAAATACCGCCGACAGCAGCGCAAACTGGACGCCGCGCTGAACGATGCGCGCCAAAAGGGTGACCACGAAATCCGCGAGATCACGGCTACCGCCGACCTGCTCCAGGAGCATAGTATGAAACGTGCCAACGCCCTGCTCTCTATCGCAAACGTAGCAAACCAGAACGTGCAGATGGTAGACCTGGAACAGAGCATCCTGAAAAAACTGAACCAAGCCGGCATGGGACACCTGGCCGGGCCGCTGGGCGTCAACGCTCAGGCCCCCTCCCAGGGTGACAGCCTGGAGGAAAAAATCGAGTGCATTCGCAACGCGACGGGGTCTTCAGGTAGCGGCGGCGATGGCGATCAGGAAACACCTGCGCACAAGCCTGCACTGACCTATCATGACCTGATCAAGTATGGCGCAAACGGTTCAGGCCCAAAAGCGGTTGGTTAGAGCATGCAATTCCGGCTTATTGGATCTTCGGTCCCCGGCGAGAAAAGACACAGCACGAGTGCAGCGAATGCCCCACGATATTCGAATCGTCGGACCCGAATGCCAAAACGTGCTCTAACCGCTGCCGCAAACGCAGAAGCCGGAGACTGCAAACGGAGAAATATCTAAAAATGTCACAGCACGTGCTGTGACATAGACCCCCGGGGAGGCCGGTCCTTGGCTCCCGGCCTCCCCGGGAAGGAGTTTTATCAATGCGATTTGCCGTGATCCTGCTGATCACGATCATCCTGGTAAGCTGCGACCAGATGCAGGCTTACGTTCCGGGGATCGATCCCACAGCGACAGCCACATTCGCGCTTACACCGACCTCTACTGTAACCCCGAGGCTGTCCAGGACTGCACAACCAACAATGGCGCCCGAGGATTGGTCCATTTGCACCGGGGTCGAGAGCGGGACCGTGAATGTGCGCTCCTGCGCGGGCACGAGCTGCAGTTCCATAGCAGTGCTGGAGGAGGGCCGGGCGGTCATGCCTGGCAGCATCCAGGAAGTCAGCGCGGGTTCCCGCTGGGTGTTGATCACTACGCCCGTGCAGGGTTGGATGAATGCAAATTATCTATGCAAGGGAGTAAGCCATGAAATGCAAACTGACTGAATCTCAAAAGGCGTGTTTGTTTATGGCGTTGGTGGTCCTGGCCGCCCTGGGATCTGGTCTGCTGTGTCGCCACACGCTGATTATTTAGGAGGTGATCCATGAGCGATATCGTTATCAACGGGGTAACCTACCGAAAGCAATACCGTAAGTGCGGGAATCCGAACTGCCGCTGCGCAGAGGACTGGAGCAAGGCGCATGGTCCCTACTGGTACGCAGACGGGACCAAATACATCGGGAAAGAGCTGCCCGAGTGGATCCTAAATCACCTGGCGTTGCTCCAGACAGAAAAGGACCATCTCCAGGAGCTCTGTACAAAAATCTCTGAGCGAGCTGAACACCACCGCGTAGAGATGCGGCGAGCCGAGGACGAACAGCGGGCGATTTCCGCGCTTTTGATGGGGACATATGTGGATCAGCGGATTTTGGAGCGACTTGGACTGGAGAAGTTTTCCGTCAACGGGCACAAAAAATAATCTTGTTTGTCCGGAACAGCTCGCCGGTGCACAAGATTTCATTCGACAAGCTCAGGACAAGGCTTGTTTGCCTGGTGCTACTGGACCAGAGACAAGAAGAAAAAGGAGTTGGCATGATTGCAGGAGTCTACGCAGATGGGGGAGTGATCGGGAAAAATCCGTCAGAGATAGGCGGCACATTTGCCTACCGCCTGGTGATGATCGATAACCGGTGTTTTGGCACCGGCGCGGTACTGACACCGGACCGAACCGGCGGATCGGTAACCAATAATCAGACCGAGATGCTGGCAGTGCTGACCGGCCTTAGCAAGGTGCCGGACGACTGGTCCGGCACGGTCTACAGCGATAGCATGGTCACACTCGGGCGTATTTTTCACGGCTGGAAATGGCAGAACATCCCGCCCTGGATGCACCGGATCTTCACCGCCCAGCGCGCCAGGCTGACGCGCTGGGATGGGATCAAATACGTGCTACTGGATGGTCATCCGACCAAAGCACAACTGGCCACCGGAGTGGGGAAGAGGGGACATCCTGTCAGTATCCATAACGTTTGGTGCGACCAGGCTTGCAGGGAGGCAGCGGAAGCATACATGAAACATCAGGAGATGATTTGAGATGATCACTGTCGAAACATACGCAGACCTACCTCGTAAACTCGGCCACCATGCGTTTGTGGTGCTGGCCTTAATTCAAGGGGCTGAGATGATGGGAATCCGGCCCGTCTCAGCTCAATGGCTCTACGATCACGCGCCTGGCTATGGCAAGGGCAAGATAACCGACTCTCTGCGCATTCTAACCAGCGTAGAGAACCAATTCGTGATCCATGTGACCGGTGGGTGGCAATTAAATCGCGATGAAGCGTTTCAATTGCCCCTCGGCTATATACTCGCAGGTGGTAAGAATCGTCCTGAGAACGATTCTCGTATTGAGATCGTCGATGGTGAGCTCAAGGATGAGCCCGATCTTGTTTTTCAAAATCATCCTGAGAACGATTCTGAAAACAAGGCGACTGTTTTGGAAGTCGAAAATGAGCCCGATCTTGTTTTTCAAAATCACTCTGAGTGCGATACTGCAAACAAGAATCGTCCTGAGAACGATTCTTGTTTTTTGGAAACCCCTGAGAATCGTCCTGAGAACGATTCTCAAACAAGAAATCCCCTTAAGACTCTTAAGTCTTTAAATCAAGTAGTAGTAGGAGATAATTTAAATTTAATTACTCCTACTACTAACTTAAGCGACGGGGGAAAAAACGAGACCGGGTGGGGCGCGGAAAACAAACGCATGCTTGACGCCTCCGAGATGTTGTTCGGGGATGGCTACGCCGTGATCGCTCGCGGGCTGGACCTGGATGCGATTCCAGAGCAGTTCGTTCGAGGCTGGCTAAATCAGGCATATTTCCTGATGTCCAAAGGCAGCATAACGCAAAAAATTGCAGCAGGAACGGTCTACAACCGCCTGAAAGATTATCCTGAGAGCGAGAAGCCGAAACCTACGTTTTTACACGCCGAGGCCGACGCCTATCTTCCCGAAGAGTACCTGATCGAGATCGGCGTCAAGCGAAAAATATGCGAGCGCTGCCAGGTCGAGTTCGAGGATCTGGCAGCCTACGAAGCGCATCAGGATGATTGCACCTGGACGCCAGCGCCGGAACCCTCCGCAGAGATCGAGCCAGACGAGACGATTACGGACCAGGTACTGGCTATATGGGAGAGCGCCTTGGAGATGATCCGCGCGGACATACCCAGGGCATCATTCGACACCTGGGTGCGCGATATCTACCCGGTACATGTGCTGGACCGGCAGCGTATGACCATCGCAGTGAAAAACATATATGCCAGAGATTGGCTGGCTAATCGGATGCAGCGCGCATTCGAACGCGCGCTGGGCGGCATGACAGTCGATTTTGTGGTGAGCCATGGCCAAAACGACTGAAAAGCAAACCGATCGGGATGTAGCGGCCAACCTGCCGGTGATCCCCGGACAGACGATACAGATGCCTATTGCGGTGGCGTTCGAATTCATGCTCCTGAATGATCTGGAGTTCGATGTGATCACGAGCCTGGGCTATGCCACGGTTCGGCCCGTGGGAAAGGACGGCAATGGGATGGCGCTGAAAGAGACGTTAGGAAACATGCTCGCCCGGTCTGACAGATCCAGAAAACCGGAGCGACAGACGCTGTTCAAAGGGTTGCGCGTCGAGCTTTGGAGTTACGGCGAGGAAGACAATCGGATTGCGTTGCAAATCTCGCGCGAGAAAGTCTACCCCGCAGGGAAGGAATGGTTTGCGGTTTTGCGGCACTTCCCGGTGGTGGTCACTTCAAGCGAGCAGAAGCGGATCGAGCACAAGGGCCGATTCTACCTGAAGGGGATGCTGCGGAGGGTACCCCATGACGAAAAATAGAAAACGGATTAAACCTAGAGGTAAGGTTACCAGGAGTACATCGCCGAAAGCCGGCTACGCCCAGATCGGCGAGCCCCAGGTCGAGATAGCAGCCTGGTGCCCGGATGAAAATGCCACATTGCCTCCGGAACAGGTGCACTTTATATTCCACTGGCCGGCGCAGCTCGCATATTTACCTCCGCTGGTGGCTCGTTTTAAAAGCCCGGACACACTGGGGTTTATCGTCGAAGAGTTGATCAAGTACCGGCGGGTGGTCTGGCCGGATTGCGAAAAAGTGATGGGAGAGAAATGAAAGCCCTGACCTTGTACCAACCCTGGGCGACGCTGGTCGCCATCGGCGCAAAGAGGATCGAAACACGCTCCTGGCACACCTACTACCGTGGTCCGCTGGCTATCCATGCCGGAATGGAAAAACGTTACATCAACCATCGCAGCCATGACTACATCTGCAACGAAGAACCTTTTTACTCGGTGTTGATGGAGGCCGGCGCGCTCTGGCACGACAATCAATTTTTTGGCGCTTTACCGCTTGGGTGCATTGTTGCGACATGCGAACTGGTGAACTGCAAGCGCATCGACGTGGGGGACTGGTTCCCAGCGAATCTAGGCTGGTGGAAAAACAAAATGTTCTGGGAAGCTAGCGAGCGAGAATGGGCTTTTGGTGATCATTCCGTGGGTCGTTTTATGTGGTTTCTGGCGAATATCAAAATTTTGGATGACCCCGTCCCTGTGAAGGGGAGTATGGGTTTGTGGGAATGGGAAGAAAATTAAAATGCAAACCTACTCAATCATCGACGAATGCGCCGCTATTAAATGTCTTTTCTGCGGGCGGAACAGCCACAACCCCAACGATATCCGGAATCGCTACTATAGCCAACATCCGGAGTTGGAGGAAAACCCGAAAGAAGGCCCCTAGACGATGTCACAAACATGTCACATTTGGCGGAATCATGCCGGACGATAGATTGGACATCGTTTTGCTCCTGGACGCGCTCAGGCCGAAATTCAGCAAAAACGGCCATCAGGTGCAATTTTTCTCGGAGGTCGCAAAACGGCTGAGCCGGATCGCGCGCCAGGACCCGCCCTGGTCATGGCGCTACGTGCAAAGCGCATACAGTGACACTTTGGGGCATCCGCCGTCTAAGCGTTTTCTTCGCGCGGTGGAGCTGCTGGCCAGCGAGGTAGATGGAATGCCGGCTTTTATCGCCGACACGGAAGCCGTCACAGTCTACGCCAGGCCCGGGGCAATCCGGCCCGGCACGATCATCCTTGGGGTGAGCCAGCTTTGCAAACATCCGCCATGCGGGATATGGTTCGTGCGCACGCATCCACGGCAAAAATATTGTCCGCACCACCGGGACCCGAAAAACCGGCTCTAAGAAATCCTTAGAAGATCCTAAAGTAAACAAATTTCATCTCTGCTATTTTGTATAGGACTTTTGGCTATCAAATTTGTCAGCCAAAAATAGAAACTTTGAGCGGTGTATTCTGTCATGATATTGGTTGAAAAAAGATGAGCTCAATGCTAATTACCTGCCCCAAGTGTCACGAGGAAATCGGCCGCGCTTTTGATATCGATGGTATGGTCATGCTCAAAGTGGGGAAGCTGCTTATCGTCGAATCGACGGCTTTTTGTTTTAATTGCGGCTCGACCATATACTGGCGAGTTAGCCAGAAGGAATTGTTGCAATTCGTCTCGCGCACCATCGGCGAGAAAGCTGCAATGCCTAGCCTGTTGTAAGCATGCTATAATCCGGGCGCAATAAACGGGTAAATCCTGGTATTCCCGCCCAGGCCGAAGTCATCCGCGAGGATGGCCGGTCTGGGTTTTTTTATTTTAAGTTCCTGAAGGAGGAACGAATGAAACTCAAAACCACTGTACGGCTCGTCATATTTCTCCTGATCATGCTGGCTGCGATGCCGGTCTTGGCCGCCCCGCTCCATCAGGATGCGCCACCCGAGTTCACACTCAGCGCAATCTTGCTATGGATTGCGACCGGTCCAGGCGCGGCCTACCTGGTCGGACTGTTCGTATCGCAGATCCTGGAGAACCTGCCTTTCTGGCACAAGCTGCCGCCCGCGGTCAAATTCACGATCACCCTGGTGCTTGCATTCACCTTGCCGATTGGCGCCACCTACGCATTGCAATGGCCGGGCCTGCCTGCGGTCGAGCCGATGATCAACATTGGGATCATGTCCATCGTACTCTGGCTGGCATCGCAGAAACAGTACCGCGAGCTAAAGGACAATGCTCCGTTCTATGGCATCCGGAGCATCACCGGATAATCGTGCCCCTATGGTGGGAGTAGGAACCCCTGCTCCCACTTGATACCCCTACATGCCGAAACGCCCCCCACGCATTTGTCCACGCCCCCACTGTGGAGCCCTGGTCACCGATATGGCCGCACACGCACGCGAGGTACATGGTGGCTATCAGTCCAAGCCGAGGCTATCGGCTGCAAAGCGCGGCTACGATAGAGCCTGGCGCAGGATCCGCACGGCGAAGCTGTCCCGCGATCCCTGGTGCGAAGACCCCTACAACGTACATGCCGGGCAACTGGTCCTGGCTCACGAAGTCGATCACATCGTGCCACTGGTAAAAGGAGGCACTAATGCAGAGGAAAATCTACAGTCTCTATGCCGGACCTGTCACCAGCGCAAGACCAACACTGAGGACGGCGGCGGCTGGAAGAGAAGTGGGTAGGGGGGATAAATCCTCCCCGGTTTTTGCTAAGAGACCAGCGGTGTCAGTCCTGCGTAGACTCCCGCGAAATTCGGTAGGGGGGGGTATAGCGGCAGGAATAGGATGAACGATGGCTCTACGAGGCCGAAAAGCAAAATCCACCACCCAAAAGAAGCTCGAGGGGAATCCTGGGAAACGGGCGCTCAACCAGAACGAGCCAAAACTCAAGCCTGCCTTACCGGAACCGCCCGATGGATTAAGTGACATTGCCCTCGCTGAGTGGAAACGCGTCGCCCCGGAGCTGTTCGAAGCGAGAATCCTGACAAATGCGGACCGTGCAGCACTGGCCGCCTATTGTCAGAACTGGGCCGACTGGGTAATGGCTCTTGGGGAATTAGTAAAGGACGGCATGGTACTAGAGACAGACAAGGGCTATCAATACCCATCTCCATGGGTAGGGATCGCAAACAAGGCCATGTCGAATTTCACGAAAATCGCTGCTGAATTCGGACTGACTCCATCTTCTCGCTCGCGGTTGGTCGTTGATCAAACTCCGGATGATCCGGAGCAGGATCTCGCTGACAGGATCTTGGACTGATGAATGGGCAGGCCCAGATTACACCCTGCAGAAAAATACGCTCGCGATGTATTGCGGGGGCGTATCAAGGCGTGCAAATGGGTCAAACTGGCCTGCCGGCGACACATCGATGATCTGAAAAATGGATATAAACGGGGGCTATATTTCGACCAGGAAGCCGCGCAAAAGGTCCTGGATTTTTTCTCGCTACTAAGACATTCGAAGGGGGAATGGGAGGGCCAGCCGTTCGAGCTGGAACCCTGGCAGATGTTTGCGTTGTGGGTGCTCTTCGGTTGGTATCGCGACGGTTCTGACCGCTGGGTGATCAAGGTCAAGGGTGGGGGGACGGAGGATACGCGCTGGACTAGGCGATTCCGGACGTTTTATCTTTCCGTTGCCCGTAAAAACGGGAAGAGCACGTTGGCTGCGGGAATCGGGCTGTACATGCTGAGCGCGGATCGCGAGGGCGGCGCCGAGATCTACAGCTATGCGCCGAAAAAGGACCAGGCCAAAATCATCCACGAGGAAGCCGTGCGGATGGTGCGCGCTTCGAAGGCGCTCTCTTCGCGGTTGACCCTCTACCGGGACAACATCCACATCCTTAAAACGGCCTCGAGGTTTATGCCGCTTTCGAGCGACTACAAAAAACTGGATGGTCTTAACATCCACTGTGGGATCTGTGATGAGGTCCACGAGTACCCAAACCGTAAGGGCTGGGACAAACTTAGGACGGGCACGCGCGCGCGCCGTCAACCGCTGATGGTGGGCGTGACCACCTCCGGCACGAACCGCCAGTCGTTCAGCTACGAAATGGATGAGTACATCCGCAAAGTAGTCAGCGGGAAGGTAATCGACGATTCGTTTTTCGGGCTGCTCTTCACCCTGGACGAGGGGGATGACTGGGAGGACGAGCGCAACTGGATCAAGGCAAATCCCAACCTCGCCGTCTCGAAATACCTGACGCCGATGCGCGAGGACGCACTCCTGGCCAGGGAAATGCCGTCATTTGCGAGCTCGTTCAAACAACTCGATCTCAACATGTGGGTGCAATCGACGATGGCCTGGATCCCGGAGAAGCATTGGAAAAAATGCGCCGGAATCGTGCCTGCGCTGGAGCTACCGAAATACCTGGAAGGCCGAAAATGTTACGGCGGGCTGGACATGTCGAGCGTTTCGGATATCACTGCATTGGTGCTGGATTTTCCGCCTGAAGAGGATGACGAACCTCATTACGTGCTGTGCTATTTCTGGGTCCCGGCGGACACGGTCGTCGAGCGCAGCAAGGACGAGGGGGTCAAATACGATGTGTGGGTGGAGCAGGGCTACATCCAGGCCACGCCGGGCAACGTCATCGATGACAAGTGGATCATCGATGAGATCGGGAAACTGGCCGAGGTCTTTGATATCCAGGAGATCGCGTTCGACCGCTGGGGCGCGATGAGCACGGTGATATCGTTGCAGGACGACCACGGTCTGCAGGTGGCGCAGATGGGCCAGGGGTTTGTCTCGATGTCGGCGCCTATGAAGGAGATGGAGAAGATGATAAAGGGGCACCGGTTCGTGCACGGTGGGAATCCGGTGCTGACTTGGATGGCCGATAACGTGGTGGCCAGGAAGGACCCGGCGGGGAACATCAAGCCGGACAAAGACAAGTCCAAGGAAAAAATCGACGGAATCACGGCACTGATCATGGCGGTGGCGCGCACGATGGCTACGCCAGCACCGAAAAAGAGTCGGTACGAAGAAGAGGGGATTCGCACGGTTGGTTAATTTTAAGGCAAACGAATCGAGAGGAGAATCATGAGAAAAGCAACAAAGCGAATATGGAGAGAGTTCAGCCAGGCTACCGATGGAGACCTGGATCTGCGTTACGACTGGCCGCGGCGGCTACAAAACGCGTTGCTGGCATTGAGCCGGATGGATCCTGGCTGGATCTGCTGGGTGGAGGGTAACATCCCGAGGAAGCAGAAGAATATTCGACAGATCACTCGCAAGATCGAACGGCAGGCGCGAGTGCTGGCATGCAGGAATTACGGGTTTTCTAGCGGTCAATGGCTGTCTATCGTGTACTCTGATACGCCGTTCAGCGAGCGCGGATTGACACCATGCTAATTAAGTATTAATCGTTCGCACTGCGAAAAACCGGAAACTCTTGTTTTAACCGCTTCGAATGGCCACGCACAAGAATAATCTTGACACAGATGTTCTAGGGTGCTATATTTCTGTCTGGCGGTGACCTTGGTTGCCCCCCTCAACCCAGAGATCCGCCAGGAATTTTAAGGGCTGGTAGCCCTACAAAATTTTAGACTCCCGTCGTGATGACGGGAGTCGTCTTGTTTTTCAGCTGGCCAGTCCGGAGAAACAAGATTCGGGATGGAGTAGAATCGGAGAAGGAGGCCTGCCATGTTGATAAACGCTATTCAAATCTACGACAATCATGGACTGGAAGCCGTTGAAAAATGCCTGGAAACGCTCAATGCGTTCCAAAAAGATGCCCTGGCAAAAGAGCTTGATTATGCTCTGCTCGTACAGGCGAGCAAATACAAGGCGATTGAGCAAATACTATTCAGGCAAGATAGACCTAAATGCGATACGTGCGGAAAGCCTGCCACCAATGGCGCGCAAAATATCATCGAGGTTTTTTCGGATCAGCCATTCAGAAAATTCAGGACACTTGGGAAAATTAAATTCGGTTGCGATGATCACAGGGTTGGTTCTCACACCTTTCACGTCGGTGATCCGGGTTATGCTGCGCAGCTGGGACAGTGCGAGGACGAAATCTAATGTTCCAGCAGATGCAGGAAATCTACTATCGCGATGGGTATGATATGGCGCAGCTCTGGTGGCAAACGTTGAGCGACGAAGAACAGGATCAATTGAGAACCGAAATACAGCAGGCCGTAACCGCAATAGTGGATGCTTATCAGCCTGTCGTGACAGCGTTCGCTGCTGCGGTCCCTCGGGTTGTTGAGCACATGTGGACGTTTCTCAACGCGTACATGGAGGCCAACCCGGACGAGTTCGAACGCTGGGCACGGAAAGAGCGCCATCGAAGGCGCTATGAGCGGATGATGCGGAGGCGAAAATGAACCGCTGGAAGGAATTGATCTGCGTGCTTTTTGGTCATCGGTGGGAGAAAAAGAAAATCTCATTGATGGATGGCTTTTTTATATCGCAGGTTTTGACTAGACAGATCTGTAAACGTTGTGGTCTTGAAACGTTGACCATTGAGACCCAAAAGAATGCGTTGTGGGAACAGTTACAGAGCCGATTCTTGCCAAGGAAATCTCAAGCAATGGACCAGGTAGACGCGATCCTGTATGGTGCGGATTTTTCAGCGCGAATTCCAGATAGAGGAACCCAAAATGCCAAAAATAATCTCGAATGAGTTTTTTGAGAATCGTAAACAGCAAGCGGCAATCAGAACTGCCATTGTTCAAGCCATTCCTGAAGATGTCGCCTATTTTAATCTCATCATAGCGTTGTCTGACCTGCTATCATTTTTTGTAAACTCTGCCTTCCGGGATGATGTATTCAACAAAAAAAACGCGCTGGAAGGCCTAAAAGAAACTAAGATAAAATAGTCCCACTTAATTCGATACCTTTTTTGACTTAGGGGGCTGGTCTGGTGTGCAGGCGCGTGCCCAGGGGTGCCGCAGTGATGCGGGGTAGGGGATGGGCCAAGAGGAGCACAGGGAAGCGCCGTATCCCACATGTGAAGCTGTGTGACCAGAGTCTATGATGCTTGGGAGCCCGCTCAATGGCGGGCTCCCGTCTTGTTTGCCAGGTGGCCAGAGATCTCGCACAAGAACAAGATTACAAAACCATTGGGGGAATCGTAGACAGAAAATACGTGCTATAATGCCGATAACCCCAGCACCACCGGGGAACCATAGGGTAAAAAGCGGAATTCCCAACCGCCAACCTATGTGGCCATACTGGCCGCAGGTTGGCGGTTTTCGCGTTTAAGTCCAAGGCAGGTTTATGAGCATTGATACCTCAAAAAACCTAAAAGTGGGGCCCTCCGAACTGATGTTCCTGTCAGGTTTGGCGCTTATGTTCCTCGGCCTGTTAGTCTGGATAGGCCTGGGAGTTGCGTGCACTATCTGTGGCGCGACACTGGTGATTTCGGCGTTGATCAACAACTGGATGCAGCACCGGGAGATGGTCAATGGCGTTGTTTGAGAGCCGCTCTAATCCGGCGAAAGCAAACGATCCGCGGCGCTCGATTTTCGGCACGCAGAGCTCCACAGGAATCCGGATCACGCCGGAAACCGCGCTCAAGGTCAGTGCGCTGCTGGCGTGCGTCCATATCATCAGCGAAACGATTTCGACACTGCCTCTCAAAACATTCGAGCGGTTGCCTGGCGGTGGCCGGCAACCGGCCAGGGACTATCACCTGTACTCTGTCTTGCATGACGAGGCGAATCCGGAGATGTCTGCCCAAACGTTCTGGGAAACCTACGTCGGGCACGCTGCGATCACCGGCAACGCCCTGGCCGAGATCGAAATGGCCGGCAATGGCTGGCAGGTCCAGCACCTGTGGCCGCTCAACCCGAAAAAAGTCTCGCCGATGAGGGACGTTAACAATAACCTGGTTTACGAGGTCACACTGCCGGAAAAATTCGGTGGCGAGAAGCGCTACCTCTACCCTCGCCAGATGCTGCATACACGCTGGTTTAGCCCCGATGGCGTGTGGGCCTACGCTCCGATCCAGCTCGGCTCTAACTCTCTCGGACTGGCCATAGCTGCCGAGGAATTCGAGGCCAAATATTTTACAAATGGCGCAGCGCTGGGCGTAGTCTACAAAACCCCGAATGCGCTCTCTGACAAAGCCTACGGTCGCCTTCATGAGTCCCTGGAGGCGCGCCACGTGGGGCTCAACAACGCGCACCGCATCGCGATCCTGGAAGAGGGCCTGGACGCGGCCAAGATCGGCGGCTCGGCAGACGAGGCGCAGTTGGCCGCTCTCCGTACCTTGCAGGCTCACGACATCCTGCGGATCTACCGGATGCAGCCGCACAAAGCGGGATTTCTGGAACGCTCTACCAATAACAACATCGAGCACCAGGGGATCGAGTTCTCGACGGATACCATCCGGCCCTGGGCGGTGAGGGTGGAACAGGAGATCAAGCGCAGCCTGTTCCTGCCTTCCGAGCGCAAGAAATACTACTCTGAGTTCGATCTGGACGGCCTGATGCGCGGCGATATCCTGACCCGCAGCCAGGCACTGCACACTCAGTTCATGGACGGCGCGATCACGCAGGACGAGTGGCGCGCGTTGGAAAACCGCAACCCGGTGCCGGACGGATTGGGCAAGGTGCACTACGTGGCATTGAATCTTGTGCCGGTGGACCAGGCCGGGAATCTGGATGGAGCGCGGTCGGTTACGGTGCTAGATCCGGAGACGGGCAAGCCGTTGGAGACGGTGGAGTTTCGTCCCTCGACTTCGCTCCGCTCCGCTCAGGACCAGGAAACCCGGAGCGCTAGATCTTCCAGGACAAGGCGACGGATCCAACGGTCTTATCGGGGCGTGTACCGCGATGCCATGAAGCGCATCCTCCGCAGGGAGGGGCGAGACCTGCTCCAGATCGCGAAAAAGACTCTGGCAACGCGTTCTATCACCCAATTCAGGGACGCGCTTGACGAGTATTACCGCGACAAGCACGACGAATCGGTCATGCGCGACATCATGCCGGTGATGACCAGTTACGGCGAGGCTGTCTCCGCTGAGGCGCAGGATGAGATCAACGAACCAGTCGGTGTAAACGAGCGCCTGGACGCATGGATGACTGTCTATGCGGACGGGTTCGTGGACCGTCATCGCGGCCTCAGCAAGTCGAAGATCGAGAAGGTACTCGAGGGTGCCATGGCCGATGACGAGCTGGACGAGATCGACGCGCTCGAGGCGGAATTCCAGCGCTGGGAAGACGAGCGCGCGGACGATATCGCCTTCGAAGAGTCGGTCCAGTTCGGGAACGGCATGGCGGTGATGGTCTACACCATCGCAGCGGTCCCTTTCATCCAGTGGGTCACTTATGGAGAAAATTGCCCTTACTGTGACAGCCTGGCCGGGATGAAGATCCGCACCAATGAATTTTTCTTACAGGACGGGAGCGAGATATCACCTGAGGGAGTCGATCCGCTGCCCGTTTCCGGAAACAAGCGCTATCCGCCTGCCCACCGCGGCTGCGACTGCGGCGTGGCGGCAGGCTTCTAAAGGAGATCGTTATGGCAGACAAACTACCTGCAAGCAAGCTAGAAGACATCGACCGCAGAGTATTCCGCGGCGCGGAAGTTCGCGCCGGCGAACGCGACGGGAAGCCGGTGATCGAGGGCTACGCCGCGGTATTCAACGAGGAGAGCCAGGACCTGGGCGGGTTCGTGGAGATTTTGGAGCCGGGCGCCTTCGATGACGCGTTGGACCAGGACACGGTCGGCCTATGGAACCACAACGACGACATCCCCCTTGGGCGCACGAAGAACAAAACGCTGGAGATCGCGCAGGATTCGAAGGGTCTGAAATACACGATCTTCGTAAATCAGGATGATATGGAAGCTATGAGCAAACATGCCAAGGTCAAGCGAGGGGACGTGAACGGCAGCTCATTTGCGTTCCGGGTCAAGAGCAAGGAACGCGGCGACGAAATGAACGGCGACGAGTGGAAGCTGGTCGGTGAAGCCATCGTGCGCGTGATCAAGAAAGGCGGCATCCGCGATCTGTTCGACGTTTCGCCGGTGACCTATCCCGCATATTCCAAAGCAAGTTCACAGGCTCGCTCTCAAGCAGAGAGCCTGAAACACAGTTTAGAAAACGCAGATCCAGACGCTTCTGCCCAGGCGGGCGGCGGCGCGAGCGATGGCGAGCCCCAGGTGCAGGCGCTCCTGGCTCCGTTCGACCAGCGCATTGCGATCATGCGGCGTAAATACCAACTTCCAAAGGAGCAAAATCATGAATCTCCGTGAACTCCGCAAACGTCTGAACGAGCTGCTCGTTCAGATGGAGGCGATTACCAACCGTGCGCGTGATGAAAAGCGCGCCATGACCGAGGATGAAATCTCGACCTATAACAACCTGGATTCCCAGGCCAGGGAGGTCGAGGGGCAAATCGAAGCCCTCGAGACCGACGAAACCCGCCGGCGCGAGCTGCTCGAACGCCGCCAGCGAGCTGAGGACAGCCGCCGACAGGTCCCAAGCGAAGATCCTCGCACCCTGGGCGTTGATATCGGCATGAACGCAGACGATATCCGGCGCTACAGCCTGTTGCGAGCGATCAACGCTGCGGTCAGCAATGACTGGCGCGGCGCCGAGCTGGAGCGCGAAGCTAGCGCGGCCATTGCTACAACTCTGCGACGCCAGCCGAAAGGATTCTTTGTGCCACACCAGGTGCTGCAAGCCCATTACCGTGATCTGACCGTCGCGGGCGAGGGCGCCAACATCGTTGCAACCGACCTGCTGGCCGGGTCGTTTGTCGAAATGCTGACCAACCGCATGATCGTGCGGCAGATGGGCGCGCAGGTGCTCTCTGGCCTGGTTGGCGATATCGACATCCCATCGCAGATCGGCGGCGTGACGGCCTACTGGGTGGACGAAACCACGCAGGTGACCGAATCTGATGTGGACCTGGACCAGATCGCGATGACGCCCAAGACCATCGGAGCGTACACCGAGGTCACCCGCAAAATGCTGCTGCAAGCGTCCATCGACGTGGAGGTCTTCCTGCGCAACGACCTGGCTCTTGCCTTGGCCCTGGGGATCGATCTCTCGTCCCTGCACGGCACCGGCTCTGGCAACGACCAGCCGACCGGCATTGCCGGGACCACCGGCGTGGGCGCTGTGGCCATCGGGACCAACGGCGGTGCGATGCTCTGGGAACACGTGGTGGACCTGGAGTCGGAAGTCGCAGCCGATAACGCTGATGTGGGCCGGTTGGGATATTTGACCAACGCGCTGATGCGCGGTTATTTCAAGAAAACCCCGCAGATCGCGGGCTACCCACAGTTCATGTGGGGCATGGGGACCGAACCGTTGAACGGCTATCGCGCGGGCGTGACCAACCAGGTTTCCAGCGCGCTGACCAAGGGCTCCAATGACGCTTGCAGCGCCGTGTTCTTCGGCAACTGGGCGGATTTGATCATCGGCCTGTGGGGCGAGCTGGACATCCTGGCTGACCTGGTAGACGTTCAGACCGGAAAGATCGGCCTGGCGGCTTTCCACGATTGCGATATCGCTGTCCGGCACGCTTCGAGCTTCGCGGTCACACTGGACGCGGACCCGACGGCTACGCCCAGCTAGTTGGTTAGGGACTAGAAACTAGAGATTAGTGGAGCCGTGGAGAGATCCCGGCCCCAACGAGGTGAACCATGGCTCTCAAGAAATCGAACGACAAAAAGCTGCCCGTGATGCTGAAACTGACCCGCAATGTCATTGTGGACGGCGAGGTGGTAGAGGCTGGCAAGTCCATCACGGTCGATAATCGCACCGCCAGGCAGTTGATTGGGGCGCACAAGGCCGTAGCTGTCAAAGACGGCAAGAGCGAAAAGGCCACAGCTCCTAACAAAGACAAGTAGGCATCTCCTCCTTTGCAAGCAGCCCCACGTTGCTCAGCGTGGGGCTGCGAAGGGAGACTAAGTCATATGAACCTGATCGTTGTCACTCCCCCGACTGAAGAACTACTCAGCGCTGCCGAAGCGAAGTTGCAATCGCGCGTGGACGGATCCACGGAAGACACGTTGATCGCCACATACATCAAGGCTGCCCGCGAGAAATGTGAGGAGATTGCCCGACGCGCGTTCGTAACACAGACACTGGCGCTGGTGTTGGACGAGTGGCCAACCGGCAGCTCGATCAAGCTGCCCAGGCCGCCGCTGATCAGCGTGACATCAGTCACCTACAAGCTGGCCGACGGCACGGAGCAGGAATTCAGCGACTTCGTGATCGATACGGCCAGCGAGCCGGGACGCCTGGCGCTGGCAGACGGTGCTTCGTGGCCGAGTGATTCCCTGTATCCGATTGGCGCGATCCGGATCGAGTTCCAGGCCGGGTACGGTGCCGCGGAGCTGGTGCCGCAGATCTACAAAATGGCCGTACAACTCCTGGCCGCGCACTGGTACGAAAACCGCGAGGCAACCACTCCCAATGCGCTTGGCTCGGTTGAAGTCCCGTTCGGGGTCTCGGCGCTGTTGACGGGCGACCGGGGATGGTATGGGTAGGCAGTAGCAGTATGGCCGCAGGCAAGTACCGTCATCGCATCACCATCCGCAATGCTCCGGATGACAGTAGCCGGGACACATTCGGCGGGCGGACCGGGGCCGGGACGACCGTGTCCACGGTCTGGGCGCAGAAGCGCGAGATCGGCGCGAAGGAGTTCGTGGAGGGCAGGCGCGAGGACGCGCTGGTAACGGTCGAATATGTGATCCGCTACCTGACCGGCATCGATGAGACCATGCAAGTGGTAGATGACACACAGGTGCTCGACATCGAGGCCGTGCTCGACCGCACCGGGCTGTCACGGGAGCTGCAACTGATGTGCAGGCTTTCCAAGGAGACGACATGAAAATTGTTTTGAAACGAGCACAGGTGCTGGCCGGGAGCGTCCATCTCGCGGGCGCTGAGCTGGACCTGGACACACCGCTGGCGGAAGAATTGATCAACCAGGACCGCGCTAAGCCGGTCGCTAAGCCTGCCAGCACAGCCGATGAAAAACCGGCCAGCCGGAAACAGAGCAACCCCGTCATGCTTTCTGCGGCGCCAGGCGCCACAGAAACGATGCGGGGCAAAAAGGAGAAATAACCATGCCGAGAACAACCCTGGCCAAAACAAAAGCCCCCGGGCAATTCGGGAGCTACGACGCAAACGCCGCCGACCTGGCCATGGCCGCGGCGGATGTAGCCGACAAGAACCAGTTCGTCTTCCGCCCTCGCGACCTGGTCATCGCACATAACACGGATGTAGGTTCACAGACGGTGACGATCTCCAGTGTGGCCGCAGCCAAAACCGGCAGGACCGGCGACATCGGCGCCTACTCCCTGGGCGCTGGCGAGTATGGCGTATTCGGTCCATTCAGCGAGCAGGACGGTTTCCGCCAATCCGATGGCTATATCTACCTGGAGGCCTCGTCCGCGACTGTGCTATTGGGCGTGGTCTCGCAGGACTGGTAATCCCGCATAATGCCGAAACGACCGCGTGTGAAGGGCATGAGCTTTGGCCGCGGCTACAAATCTCGTAGCCTGGCGCGCGGCGCGCACGTAACCGCCAAATTGACTATCGATCCTGCCTCCTGGCAGGAGCTTAAACGCAAACTGGAAGCGCTCAAGGATGAGCTGTCCAAGCGGGCCATCCAGGAAGAGGCGGTGCTGGCAGGCGCCGGGATCATCCGGGAGGAGGCTGACAAGCACGCGCCGGGGCCGCACATCGTAGCCGAGATCGTTGAGCGTGCGGACCTGCCTGACGTGGTCACAGCGGGAGTCGGACCCGACAAGAAACACTGGTACTACCGCTTTGCGGAGACCGGCGCCACGCCGCACGAGATCAAGGCCGCTGGCGGCGCCATCGTGTTCTACGGCAACCAGGCGACTCCATTCGTTGGCAAAGGCGCCCAGAACACGGGCGGCATGCCAGCAAAGCCGTTCCTGCGGCCTGCTGTCGAGAATAAAGGTACTGATGCCATCGACGCGATGGGGAACGTGCTTAGAAAAGGCATCGAGAGGGCCGTAAAGTGACACTCATCCAACCCGCGCTGGTGACATTTGTCGAGACCAACGTGGCTTCAGCCGGTAGCGGATACCCGCTGCTGGTGCCGCAAGATGCTGACCTCCCTGCCTGGGCTTACCAGCGCATCCCGACATCCGGGGAGTTGCTCTCGCACGGCGGCCCGACCGGCCTGGTGACGGACAGGATACAGATCACAGTGCAGGCCGGGGAGACAACCGGCCTGAGCGCCTACCAGAACGCAGTCACGACTGCGGAGGCGATCCGCGCAGCGCTGGATGGCTTCCAGGGGCTGATGGGCGACGTGCCGGTGGATTACTGCCGTGTCCGGTCCATCGACGACGACTGGGCCGCGCAGCGCGAGCTGCCGCTGGCCCGGCTCGACATCACGATTCAATACCGCCGCAATTAGCGGCGCAAGAAAGGAGTTCAATATGACAACTCGAGGTGGTTTTGGAGTTCAGTTCAAAATCGACATCGCCAGCACCCTGACGGCCATCGTGGACGTCCTGGACGGCGATCTCCCCAAATTTGTGAAAGTATTGGCGGAGATGACCGGGCACGACGCAGCAGGCGGCTACGCCAAACATGTGGCCACCGGAAAACGGCGGATCGAGGCTTATAACCTGACCATCGGCTGGGATAAAGACGAGGCCACACACGCCGCCGTGCAGGCCGCTTTCGACAGCGACGATCCGGTCAACATGGAGGTGATCACGCCAGGCACTGATGAATCTCTGGCCGGGCTGGCGCACGTATTCGAAGTCGGGCGCGTGAGCGAGCAGGAGGACGGTTTCCAGGCCGAGGTCGCGATCCAGCCGACCGGGCAATGGACGATCACGTAGTGAGTGGTCAGTTTCTTGTTTTCGAAACGCGAATCTGCGTGATCATAAAACAAGATTTCTTGTGCCCCAGGGAACCGTTGGCCAGAAACAAGATTTCTTGTTTATCCTGGAGCTGCTGGCCACAAACAAGATTGGAGCGTGCATGAGCAAAAGCAACGTATTAACCGCAGACGAAATATTTGCTGCTGACGACCAGGTCATCGAACCGGTGAGCGTCCCGGAATGGGGCGGAAAGGTGTACGTCCGGTCGATTTCGGCGAAGGAGCGAGGCAGGATCGTTGGCGAGGCCGCTCGTTTCCGGGAGACGAAGGGCAAGAATGTGACCTTCATGGAAGAGTTCGATGCCAACTTCGTTCTCCTGGCGGCCTGTGACGAACAGGGCAATCCGGTCTTTTCCGTGGACCAGAAAGCCAGGCTACTCGGGAAGAACGCCGCAGTAGTTTCCCGCATCGCAGCGAAGGCCCAAAAACTGGCCGGGATGAGCAAGGAAGATATCGAGGCGCTGGAAAAAAACTCCGAGACGACCCAGAGCGACGATTCGGATTCCGGTTAGCGGTCGCGCTGGGTCGTTGGGACGTGGACGCGCTGCTGGCTGAAATACCGAGCAGGCTTTTCAGCGAATGGATGGCCTACGCAAACCTGGAGCCATTTGGCGCGCACTTCCAGGACGCGCACTTTGCCACCCTCGAGGCGCAGCTCTACAACAACGGACGTACCAAGAAAGGTCAGAAGGCTGCGAAGGTTGAGGATTACCGTTTGCACAAGGCGATCAAAAAACTAACCGGCCTGGAATTTTTCAACGCCTTCAAGGCCTCGCTCAAATTTGGCGGTCACCTCAAGGCAGATGATTGATGACGATGAACGGATTTGAATTTTTTATCGAACGCTACGGAACACTGGCAGGACTGACGATTTACATCCTGATCCGGGATGTGATTCCATTCCTGCGAGATATATTCTGGCCAGAGATGGTCAAGGAAAGGACCGACCTGCGGTTGGAACGACGCCAATACGACGAGAACGTCCTGGATCTGCGGGAGCGCAATGTCGTGGCAGTGGAGCAGATTGGCAAGACATTGATCCTCAACTCCGAGCGCCTATCTAAACTCGAAGCCGAGGCAAAACTGCACGATGACCGCACGCTGGCGCTGTTCTCGCAACTGACGGGCACGCTGGCCGCGACACAAACGACGATCAACGTCATCCTCGACCGAACGAGCAGGGCCAAGACTACAGGGAGCGTGTGATGGGCCTGGGCGGCGCAATTGCCAATATGATGGCGCTCCTGTCCCTCGATAACGAGGACTTCATGCGGGGGGTCAACGATACCCTCGAGAGCACCGAATCGTTCGTGGGCAGGCTCAGCAGCGTGGGCGGCGGCATCCTGGTGGGCGGGCTCTCCGCTGCCGGGGCCGCCATCGGCGCCATTGGTGCTGCCACCTGGGCAGCCGGAGATACGATAGACGCAGCGCTGGACACGATCCAGACCAGAACCGGCGCGACGGGTGACACTCTGCAAGCGCTTCAAGCTGATTTCGAGAATGTATTTACCGATTTCCCGACCGATGCGGATACGGCTGCCGGGGTGATCGCTGCGCTCAATTCGCGGTTGGACGTGACCGGGCCGTTGCTCACCGACATGACCGGGCCGCTCCTGGAGTCCACCCGGCTGCTGGGCGGCGACGCGACCAAAAACGCAGAATTGTTTACCCGTGTCCTGGGGGATTGGAGTGTGCCGCTCGATCAGGGTTCCGGGCTGCTGGACAAGTTGTTCGTAGCCAGCCAGTCTACCGGAGTCGGGATGGATAGCCTGATGCAAAAAGTAGTTCAATTCGGCAGCCCGATGCGGCTGATGGGATTCGAGCTGGACGATTCTATTGCGTTATTTGCAAAATGGGAGCAAGAAGGCGTCAATGCCGAATTGGTGATGGGTTCCCTGCGTATTGCCGCCGGTGAATTCGCCCGGGAGGGCGTGGATCTGGCCGACGGACTATGGCAGACTGTGGATGCGATCCAAAACGCCGAGAGCGAGTCGGAGGCGCTGGCTAAAGCCATGGATGTGTTCGGCGCACGCGCGGGCCCGGACATGGCCGCTGCGATCCTGGAGGGTCGTTTCGAGGTCGAGGACTTGATCGGTACGCTGCAAAACGCCGGCGGCGCGATCCTGGAAACGTCAGACGAGCTGATCGGGTTCACCGAGAAGTGGGACATGTTCAAAAACAAAATGACCACCATTCTGGCGCCGATCGGACAGACCGCAGAACAGGCGCTCACAGGCGTGATGGATACCCTAGTAGGTATCTTCGAACGTCCGGAAGTCCAGGCCGGGATCACTCAGTTTGCGGGGTTTGCAACGCAATTGGTGACCACGTTTGCGACCTACATCCCGGTGGCCATCGACTATTTGTTCCAGTTTGTGGACTTTCTCCAGCAGAATCAGGGCGTGGTGATCGGGATACTAGCAGCCATGGGGGTTGCGGTTGGAGCGTTTGTGTACACGACTCTGATCCCGGCGGCGCTGGCCGCGATGGGCGCGCTGCTGCCGGTGATCCTGGTCATGGCAGCCGTGGGAGCGGTGGCCTACCTGGTGTACGAGGCCTGGACCAATAACTGGGGTGGGATCCGTGACTATCTGATGGGTGTGTGGGCTAACCTGCAACCCACCTTCGAGACGCTGAAGCAGTGGCTAGGGGCTGCCATCCCGGCGGCGCTGCAATGGCTGAGCGATATGTGGAACAATGTGCTGCTACCCGCACTCCAGCGCTCCTGGGATTTCTTCCAAAATTACATCTGGCCGGTGCTGGTAGCCGTGGCAGACGTGATCGACGCGGTGCTTGGCATCGCGATCAAGGCTGTGGCCGGGTATATCCTCAACATCTGGCTGCCGAACTTCCAGAAAGCTACAGCGTGGATCCGCGATAATGTTTTACCGGTGATCCAAAAAGTGGCTAGCTGGCTGAGCGACAAACTGGGACCGGCATTCTCGTGGGTGGGCGACAAGGTAGGCGACCTGGTCGACTGGCTGCACGAGCTGGCGGATAAACTACGTAATATCTCCCTGCCCGACTGGATGACGCCCGGCTCCCCAACTCCCTGGGAGATCGGCCTGTGGGGCGTGGAAGACGCGCTGAACAGCCTCAGCCGCACCAGCCTGCCACGCTTCGAAGCGGCGGTGGCTTTGCAGCCCAGCCCGCTCGGGGCGGGATCAGTCGATATCCAGTCCAGGGATGTAGGTGTGGATAGCGACGCGGATACAGGCCGAGGGTCCTCCGGACGCGACGATGACAACCCGATGATGCGCGAGATCTACCGCATGCTGCGCGATCTTCCGCAAACCATCGCGCGCGCCAACCGGGACACGTTCGAAAAGGCCAGGAGAGAATAAATAATGCCAGGCCTGACTGCGATCCGTGTCGAGGCCGGCTTCGGGACGCCGTTCCTGGACCCGGCAGGGAACCAGGTGCTGGATCCAGCCGGAAACCGCATCCTGATGCCAGGATTCCAACACTGGGCCGACGTCCTGGACGACCCGATCAACATCCAGCGTGGAAGTTTCGACTCGTCCCCGACCGCCCGCGTGGCCGATACCGGGGTTATGCAGTTGACGCTCGATAACAGCAATCGCAATTCGGCGCACCAGGTGGGGCTCTACTCTCCAGATCACCCTAACCGGAGGGTGCACTTCCAGAAAGGGCTGGACGTGCAGATCAACCTGGAGCGCGCAAGCGGGGACTACTATAAGTTCCGCGGGCGGATCACCGAGATCGACCCGGAGCCAGGCCTGCTCAGTCGGAAAGTCACCTATGTGACAATCTCGGATTGGATGGACATTGCCGCGCGCACGCCGCTGCCGCGCCTGGCGGTGCAGGCGGGCGTACGAGACGACCAGGTGATCGAAACCATCCTGGCCGCGCTGGATACGCCGCCTGCTGCCACGAACCTCGATATCGGCACCGAAACCTATCCATACGCCCTGACGGACGGACGTGACGAGGACGACAAGGTTGCCTACCCGCTCCAATCGCTGATGCTCAGCAGCCTGGGCCGGTTGTTCCTGACCGGCGGACCCTCGGGCGGCGAGGTGCTGACCTACCAGACGCTCTCCACCCAGAGCGAAGGCGAGACCCCGGAGGCCACGCTCGACAACTCATTCCTGGATATGGATCCGCGCCGACAGACCGCCAAGCGTGTCAAGCGCGTACTGGCCACGGTCTACCCGATGGAGCAGGACAGCGCCTACGTGGCCCTGGCATCGCTGGCCGGGTCGATCCCACTGGATGCCGGGGACTCGGCTGAGTTTACGCTTTACTTCCGCGACACGAGCGGCGGCGGGAAAAACCGCGTGGCCGCGCTGGACGTGCAGACGTCGGTGATCGATACGGATTACAAATTTTCCTCCGTGGACGGGGCCGGGACCGACCTGAACGCCTACCTGAGCGTTGAAATCTTCTCGCCCAGCGGGAACTCGGTCAAAGTGCGCGCGCGCAACACCCACGCCAGCGCGACGGGGTATCTCTGGTTTTTCCAGGCGCGCGGCAAGGGTATGTACCGCAACGACCCACTGACCTATGAGGCAGTGGACGAGACGATCAGCGAGGCGGAGGGCTCTACATTGGACTACCGCATGCCGTACCAGGCAGCCTATGCCACGGCGCGCGACAGAGCTAATTTTCTGCTGGAGGCCTATCGCGAGGACGTGACCGACCTGCCCTCGGTGGATTTCAACGGCGGCTTGAGCGACACGCACATGGATTATGCCGTCGAGATCGAGCCGGGCCACCGGGTAGAGATCCTCGACAGCGTGACCGGCATCGTGGCTGCCTACTACATCATCGGCTACAAACTGACAATCCGCGCGCTCAACGACGTTGCGGTGAGCTGGTCGGTGGTGCCGGCCAGCCTGCTGGGGTTGTTCTGCAAGCTCGACGTGGTCGGGCGGGCGGAGCTGGACAGCACGGCCAAACTAGGATTTTGACATGACTGACAAACCTGTGGTGCATGCAAGACTTAACTGGGGAAAATGGATCGCAGACTGCCCGGTCTGCAACGATGCGGTCAACGACGGCGAGATTCGCGTGGCCGAAGCAGTGGACCCAGGGCAGGACTTCATCTGTTCGCGCGAATACCCCGGAATCAACGCCATGATGTGGATTGCCTACCAGGGGCATCAGATCCAGGTCCCGGACAAGGCGGCGCGCCAGGCAGCCCGGCAGCGCGCCGAACTAGACGGGCGGGTCTATATGGTCATTTTCCCGCCGAACAAAACCGGGATCGAGCAACGGGTGCGTTCGCGGAAGTTGGCGCACATGAACTGGCGCCCAGGGATGACCCTCCAGGACCTGGATCATGAGAACCAAAAATATAAAGTTTCTACCAAAAACTCACAGGTGAAGTGATGCCAGGATCAGCCTACAACGACCCTCCAAGTTTTGTCCCGAACCAGACGCTGACGGCCAGCCAGATGAACGCTGTTGGAGACGCGATCCGCGCCCTGAAATGGTGGACGGCTGCCGGATCAATCCCGTACGCATTCGATGCAGACCAGCTCGAGGAATTATTGACGCCGGTGCGCGCATCGATCCTGCAGCATAACGCAACAGTCCCATCCTGGCTCACCTTAGCTGCCTCGGGAATCGACAAATACAAGGTGGTGCGTGTCAACGCATCCGGGAACGCGTTTGAGCTGGGCGCCGGTGGAATCACGGTCGCGGCGCACAACAACGCCACCGGGCACAGCTACTCCACGAACGCCTGGCGGGATATGCCTAACAGCAGCAAGGTCGTGACTGTCAACCAGACCTCGACCATCGTGGTGTTTGGTGTGATCGTCAATTACGGTACCGGCACGTACGGTTTTCGGAATTTCAAAATTAACATCGATGGGACCGACGTGGATACGCATATCTCCGCCGAGACCTATGGCATTGGCGAGAACCAGAGTACGCCAGTCATCGGCTTGAAAACCGGCGTTTCCGCCGGGAGCAAAACTATCAAGCTGCGAGAAATCAGCAACGCTGCCGGACACACAGTGGACAATCTGTTCTACATCGTTTTGATTATCCCGGAGTAGGCAATGCGCACAGTCAACATGCTCAAATTCGAGAAAGAGCTTCGCGAGGCCAGTATCCCGATCCACGGGGTGCGCGGAGATGGGACCGTCGATTTTACGGATGACGCTACCCCCGAACAACAAGCGCAGGCCCAGGCGATCCTGGAAGCGCATGATCCGGGCATGATCCTGGATGCGCTGAAAAATGCCGGATATACGGAATTGATGGCGGTGATCAATGACTGAAAAGACCTTCCCGGACGATTACGATGAGCTGTCTGCACTGGCGCGCGCGCTCAAACTGCCGGTTGTAGACGAATCTGAGTTGTTGGAGAATAGGCTTAAATGGGTTTACCTGGACACGTTGATGCAAATGCTAGCCTACGCCAGCAAAGTGCGCGCTGTCACGGCCTCCGGAACGGTAACTCTTGCTGACAGTGACCCTATATTTATAGAGATCGATCCGGATGGCGCGGACCGGGATGTGAACTGCCCGGCGGCAGGGAACGATAACCATATATATATTGTTCGGCATGTGGGGTCTGCGAATACATTGACGGTAAAGAGATCGGGGGGAACGAGTGTTGGAACCATTAGCGCCGGGACCGTTGTCTTTTTGATCCCCAGCGCGGCGGAAGATTTTATCCTGTTAAGTTTTGATGTCAGTGGCAGTGGGGTGTTTTTATCTGCCGTGAGGGTTTACACGTCAAGCGACACATGGAGCAAGCCTCCTGATTTGTATGGCGTATATTGTAAAGTGCAAGCCGCTGGGGCTGGCAGCGGTGGAATGACTGGATCAGCGAGTCAGTGCGGAATCGGAGGCCCCGGCGGTGGTGGAGAGTACGCAGAGGGTTTAATCCTTGAGGCTTCGTTGGGCTCCACCGAAAGCGTGGTAGTGGGCGCAGGTGGTAGTGCTGGGAGCAGTGGCGGGGACGGAGGTGCAGGAGGCGATAGCTCATTTGGCTCTCACATTACTTGCGTAGGAGGCTCTCCTGGGCTTGGTGGCTCATCGTCTGCGACTGTACCAGCTCTAGGGATTTTCGGTGGAGCGGGGGGGACTGGTGGCTCTGGTGGAGATTGGCGCAAACCAGGCGAACGTGGAACTCCCGGTATTGCTCTTGCGACAGGCGCTCCGGGTAGGATTGCTCCATCCAAAGGTGGTGCATCTCATATGGGCGTACAAGCCACTGTTATATCGGACAATAACGAAAATGGAGGACCTGGCAAAGGCTATGGCGGCGGGGCGTCCGGAGGACAAACTGCCGGTGCGGTTAGCAGGACGGGCGCGGCTGGCGCTCCCGGAATTGTCATTGTTTTTGAGTACACCTATGGGAGCTGAGTTATGAGCGTACAAAAAGGAGCGATAGGCGTGGTGATCCGCCTGACAATCAGCGAGGATGGGGAGGTCTTGCCGATCGCTGGCGCAACGAAGAAAAACATAGTCTTGCGCAGCCCGTCCGGGGTCGTGAAGACCAAGACGGGGTCGTTTTCGACAGATGGTAGCGATGGCAAGCTGGAATATGTTACGACCAGCGCCAACGATCTGGACGAGGTGGGCTTTTGGAGAGCGCAGCCAGATCTGGCAATATCCGGGTACGACGGACGCGTTTCGGTCGCGTCGTTCGAAGTAGCAAATAATCTGTAACGATAAGGAGTAACCAAATGGCTAAATGGTCTTTAGATGCGAACATGGACGCGATGCTGGCAAACATCGCGAATAACGCGGATGCGTTGCATGTCTGTTCCGGCCAGCCTGCAAATTTTGAGGGGATCGCAGCGGTGGAGTTGGCGAGCGTCGCCCTGACGGTAGGGGATGGCAACGGGGATTACACCGTCGGCGACGGTGACGCGTCCGGGCGCAAGTTGACTGTGGCCGCGCAGAACGGCCTGACAGTGGATGCGGACGGGACGGCAACGCACATTAGTGCTGACGGAAGGAAACACGGTCAACGTGCCTGCCTGGGACATCGAAGTCGCAGATCCTTCCTAGGGCAAATACCAGTTAGTTTTATCAATCGGATGTACTGATGCCCGATCCAGCCTGGGTAGCGAGTTCGTTCAGCCAGTCAGAATCTGCCAACAGCCGCACGGTCACAAAACCGACCGGGACGGTTGATGGGCATGTGATGTTGGCGTTAGCTTACGTCAACAATGCGAGTGCCAACATCACGCCGCCCAGCGGGTGGACATTGATCACGCAGATTAACACCACCGTTTCGGCCAGACTGAGTCTGTATTACAAAATCGCTTCTTCAGAGGGGGCAGACTACACATTCAGCTTTTCAAGCACTACACGCGTAGCGGTCTCGGTGCACACGTTCGCCAACGTAAATCTATCAAGCCCGATCAATGCCAACAGTGTCAGGGGCAATGATAGCGGCAACGCAGTCGCCGACAGCATTACCACCGATGTGGATGGCTGCTTGATCGTGTTTCTGGCCGGGTACGACAGTGGATACTCGACCACATGGACGCCGCCTTCCGGTATGACGGAGCGGTTTGACTCTAATTCCATTTCTGGGCAAACATTGGCAGACCAACTGCAAGCGACCCAGGGAGCAACCGGTAGTAAATCAGCATTGCTCTCGGACGATTACGACGAAAACGCGGCATTTCTGGTTGCCCTGGCACCAAACACCACAACTATAGATCTGACAATCCAGGACGCGGCGCACGGGCACACGGTGGACAGCCCGGCGCTGACCCAGGCGCACGCGCTGAGCGTGGCGGATGCCGCTCACAGCCAGGCCGCTGACAACGTTGCCCTGGCTCAGGTACACCAACTGAGCGCGGCAGATGCTGCGCACGCCCACAGCGCGGAAGCGCCGACCCTGACCCAGACGCACCAACTGGCTTCAGGCGATGCCCAGCACGGACAGACCGCCGATAGCCCGGACCTGACCCAGACTCATGTACTTGCGGTCCAGGATGCTGCGCATGCACAACTGGCCGATGCGCCGGCATTGACACAGGTCCACAGTTTGAGCGCAGCGGACAGCCTGCACGCGCATTCGGCGGAGAACGTGACGCTGGCAGTGGTCACAACCCTGGATGCTCAGGATGCCAGTCACGGGCACGCGGCAGACAATGCAGGCCTTACGCAGATCCACCTGCTGGCCGTTGGGGATGCTGCGCACAGCCAGGCAGCCGGGAATGTAGATCTCACCCAGGCGCATGTGTTGAGCGTAGAAGACGCGCAGCACGGGCAGACGGCTGAGAACGTCACTCTCTCGACTGCGTTTTTTTTGGATGTCCAGGACGCGCAGCACGCGCATTCTTCAGAAAGCCCGGCGCTGACCCAGGCGCACGCGCTGAGCGTGGCGGATGCCGCTCACAGCCAGGCCGCGGAGAATGTCACTTTATCCACTTTCGTTTTCCTGGAAGTTCAGGACGGCCTGCATACGCATTCCTCGGACAGCCCGGCGTTGACCCAAACGCACACACTGAGCATAGCAGATGCCAGTCACGGGCAAACGGCGGAGAACATCACGCTCAGCCAAGCGCACAGCCTGAGCGTGGCCGACAGCCTGCACGCTCACACGGTGGAGAACATCGAGCTTTCCACATCGATCCTGCTGGCGGTCCAGGGCGCGACCCACCTCCAGACGGCGGGGAATGTGACTCTGTCGATCACCGAGATCATCCTCGAGCTGGCTGTGACGCTGACGCGCAGCGTGGATCTCGAAGCGGTCCTGGAACGTAAGGTGGAGATGAGCGCCACGCTCGAACGATCAATCAATTTGGAAGTTTTCGCGGAGGACTAATGTACAACTGCACAGTGATCAATGCGACGGACGAGCACATGTCCCCATCCATCAGCTGAGTGATGACATGGCTCTCATCCCTGAAAGAGATCCATGCCGGACGGCCCGGCGCTGTGCTGGGCGGCGGTTCATCGCTGGCGGGTGATCTGGCGGAGCTGCCGCCCAATTGTGTGCTGATCAGCGTCAACCAGCATGCGCTGAAATACTGCGAGCCGGATTACCTGGTGTATCTGGATAACCCGAACCGATTTCCGGCGCTCTTGGACGCGCTGGAGTGTTTCCATGGGGTGATTGTGAGCCACCGGGCAAAAAGCAATGTGATTTTCGACGTGTCGGTATGGGACGCCGGTTTCTCGGCCAGCGTGGCCACTTGGCTGGCCTGCTGGATGGGATGCGCGCCGGTGCTGTTGTGCGGGATGGACCTGTACCAGGATGAGCCCCAGCCGCGCTTCTCGCTGGCCAGGCAGTTACTGGTCTGGCGCCGCGCGTTCGATCACGTGCCGCATCCGGAGCGGATCCGGGCCGTGAGCGGGCCACTTGCGAGTATATTTGGACTATGGACCCCAAAGACATCCCCCAAATCCCTGAAATAACAAGGGCAAGAATATATAGTCATTTGACCGGCAAGCGTTTCATCCACCTGGAAGATTCGCTTAATCTGGCCAGCCCGAAAATACGGATTTTCGTAGGCGATTACTTAAAGGGCAAGGGCATGCAGGGCAATGCCTTTCACTTCCTGGACCTGGACGACGCACGCTGGATCCTCGCGGACCTGGCCTGGGGCAAACCGGTCGAGTTCGTGGATTACAAGGGCGCGATGGCGGCAGACCGCAGCCGGATGCTTAGTCGCGTGCTGAAGATCAATTGTCATGACGGCAAGGTCTGGTTCCAGGTCCAAAACGGGACGGGAGAAAAGATCGGCCCGGGCGCGGTGAAGCCGGCAGGGAAACCGGACGTGGAGATCTCTGTCCCGCTGGAGATCCTGGATGCGCGAAAAATGGCCTTTGCGGCGCTGGCGTACATCCAGGCCTGGGACATTGCCCGGTTGCTGAAGAGAGATTAGGGCCGAAGTTTTCTTGTTTATGGCCATCCGGCCCCTGGGAGACAAGACGATTTCGATGATGCACAAGATTTTCTTGTTTCTGCCGGCAGATTGATCGTCAAACAAGAAGTTCAAGCTCCGCTCAGGACAATCTTGTTTGCCTGGTTGCCGGCGCGCCAGAACAAGATTTCTTGTTAGCGACCGGCGCTCTTCGAAGACACAAGAAAAAACTTTTGGGTGGAGCGCGCCTTTTCGAGTCGCATAGCCAATTATGCACGCTCACCCACCCCGCTCCCCGCGTTTGGGGCTGGAGGGGGCAGGTGGGGGCGGAGGGAACGCCGCGAAACGGACCCGAAGGGACACGCGCCCTATTGACTATACGCTTGTATTAAAATAGCGCAAGAGTCACACAAGATCAGCGCGACGCGTTGGGTTTTGGCCTGTCTGGCGGCGGATTACCCTTAGTCTCCCTGCCGGAATCGGGCGGCGCGGGCGCCGGGCGTGGATCCGGTTTGGGCGGTTGTGGCTTTGGATTATCTTCACTCATCATAAGCTCCAAGGAGTTGGAAATGAAAACTGACTATTTGAAAATCCCCTTGCATTACATGCGCAGGACTCTGGACCGGCAGGTAGACGGGATCGACACGATCAAGGCGACGGTGCGCTCGGTACTGGGCGCTGCCAGCCTGATCGTGTCGCTGGTGGCCGCTTTGCAGATCTTGACGCCGGGAATTGCGCCGGAATGGGACTGGTTATACCGGGCAGGGATTGGCCTGGCAGCCGGTCTATATGTGGTGTTGATCACAGCCTGTGCGCTGGCATTGCGGCCAACCAATGTCTTTGGCCCGATCTTGTCCGACTGGGACGAACTGACCACGGCTTTCAAGGGATTAGACGAGAAGGAATCTATATCCAAAGAACTCAGCTCGGTGCTGAATGCCATCGAGTTAAATACTCCCATTGTGCGCCGGTATGCTCGTCTCCAACAGATTGCGGTGACCATCCTGCCATTGATTGTGTTAGCGCTGCTCCTGCTGGCCCTGCTACCACGAGTTTAGCTCCACTACATCTTGTTGGGTCGACCTGGTCGCCTGGCAAACAAGATTTTTACCCCGGCCAAAACAGCATCACGATCACCGCGACGACAACTGCCAGCAGGAACCAATCCAGCCAGTTCAATGGACGTTGTTCCTCGCGCCGTGACAGCGCACGCCAAATGCGGGTCACGATCTTTCTGCGGGTCATTGCAAACCTTTACTCACAATAGCGTCCATCCCCATCCCCGTCCAAATGCGCCACGGAATAGTCAAGTGACTGACAGTAATTTATACAAGCGTTCTTCGGGAAAGGAATCGCATCGCACCTATAGATATCAGTCTGACAGTCACATGGCGGGCCTGATGTATTCGTTGGCGGCGGCGTGTCGGTCGGAGGAGCAAGAGTCGTGGTGCTCGTCTCAGTTGGTGTGGATGTGAGCGTTTCTGTCGATGTTGGAATCGCCTCGGCAGTCTGTGTGTATGGCAGCCAGGCCGCAGCTTCCGCCGTGAACTGCACCGCCGCCAGGTCAAGGGTTGGTTCCGGGGTAGATAAATCGATAATGCCCAAGGAATCCAACGCAGAGACGACCATCACATACAGGCAGCATAGTCCAATCAAGGAGCCGCTTGCGATGTAGGTTATTCGCTTTCTCTCCGGGGTTGCAGTAGCTGTTTTCCAAACTTTCCCCATGATCTGGAACAAGACAACAAAAGGCCAAATGAGCAAGTAATAAAGGCACCCTTGTTTCTTTGCTTTCATGGCAGGAACTCCCTTCACCTTAACCTTGCAATTTTGTTATTTCGGGAATTATTCGGAAAACTTTAAGGAAAAAATGCTTGACTTAAAATTAAAGTAGTTGTAGTATGTGAAGTATGAACAAAAACGGCTCTTATCTGACCACCGAACAGGTCGCGGAAATACTGAACGTTTCCAGCGTGACCATTCAAAGGATGGTTGCTCGTGGCCATTTCCCGGGAACTTATAAAAAGGATCCAACTCGGAAAAATTCGGGGTTTCGTATTCCGCGTTCAGCAGTTGAAGCCTTCCGACAACGCCAGATAGTTACACCAGAAGAGACCGCAGACGAGCAGTCCTAAGCGCCTACGTGCTACGAACACGTACGCGCTTCTTGTTAGCTCAGCACATTAACAGCCGAACATTAATTTTCAGGACCTTGGGGATGGAAAGGTTCTACGTTCCAAATAACTAAAAAATAATTGCGCGGAGCAGGAATGCTACGAACATTCCCGCTCCTTCGATGGGCCGCTCGTTTTTCGGGTAGCTCAGCGGACCCGAAAAGACGAGCAGCGCAGTGGCAAGGGCGGGGGTTGAACCCGCGACCAAGAGCTTATGAGTCTCCTGCTCTACCACTGAGCTACCTTGCCGGGCGGGGGGAATATTAGCATGGAC